TGGGGTAGGGGGGTTTTCGGGAAGAGATAGGGCAGTACATGGGTATTTAATTTTAACTAGGGGATAGATATGAACAAGATTGATTTAATTATTGATGCGCTTCAAAAAGCAAAAGACGGTTGGCAATGTTTTGATGAGTATGAGAAAGCCCTAGCCGCAGCCCGTGAGTTGAAATCGTTGAAGCCTGTGGCTATCCGCAACCCTATAAACGGAATCATTGAAGTTCAATGGGGCGAGAGCGTTCCGCTTGGAACAAAACTTTACGCACTAGACGAGGTGACGAAATGAGCCGTGAAATTATGCAGCAAGCGTTGGATGCCTTGAAGACTTGCAATTTTGACTATGGCAGTGAATACGATGGATACAGGGCGTTTGATGAAGACCTTGTTATCACAGCGGCAAGAGCACTTGAAGCAGAGTTAGCCAAGCCTGAACTGCCTAGAGCGTTCAGAGAAGTCTTGATTGGCGACAATTACATTTTGCGCTTTCACCCGTCAGACACAGGTTGGATGTGCGGCATCAGCAATGAAATGATGGATGCGATTGAAGAGGTGGCGAAATGAAAATGCGCTATTACCGTAAACAGTTCTGGTATTTCCCTGAGCTGGGCGTGTTTATGAAATCGCACAACCGCAAAGTTATATTTCGCAAAGTCAGTTACTTTTTTTAAGGATGAAACATGAACAAGATTGATTTAATTATTGATGCGCTTGAGGGAATGTGCGGCGATAGATGCAACACCGAATACAACCTTTGCCAAGCTAGTGTAGCCCTCGCCGCAGCCCGTGAGTTGCAACAAGAGTTAGCCAAGCCTGAGCCTGTCGTTTCGTTTACTGATAACGATGAAGGCTTGTGTATTCAACTTGCATGTAACGGGTCTTATCATTGGCAGAACTTAAGTGAAAACGAAGCCGCTGAGTTTTTTGTTAACGCTTACAGGGGTAGAAAATGAGCCGAGCAATCATGCAGCAAGCGTTAGATGCTTTGGAGTACCACACGATGCAAACTAGACCGATTACCCATACGGACAAAGCTATTGAAGCACTTAAAGAAGCATTAGCCAAGCCTGAGCAAGAGCCACAAATGATTCAAATAAAAGACGGGCAGTTGTCATATATTAAAAAGCTGTGGGTCGGGCTGACGGATGATGAGAAAACCGAAATCTTTATGCAAGCTGAGTTTAATGATCTGACCGAAAGACAAATGTACGATGTTGTTGAAGCCAAGCTGAAAGACAAAAATACAACAAATCAATAAATAGTTGTGTGTTAGTTGATTATTTGATGTATAGTGTGTGTGTAGTTCAACTCAATCAGGTCAAACATAAGGGGTATAAGATGGATCAGGTCACAGAAGTTCAGCAGGAAATCAAACTTTGCATCAATTGCAAACATCTCAAAGACATCAAGTGTCATCGCCCAGATGGAATCTCACTTGTCACCGGCCTAGTCAAATTTGCGGCAACCTTTGCTGAAAGTGAGCGTGGTTGGGATTATGTCGGCTGCGGTAAAAAAGCCAAATACTTTGAACCAAAGGAATAACCATGTCCCAGAGCCAATGGATTTTACAGGCTCTGGAGCAACGCCCCCTCACGGCCATAGAGGCTTTAGAGGGGTGCGGATGTTTCAGACTAGCCGCTAGGATCAAAGAATTACGCGAACAAGGCCACGACATTAAAACCAAGGCACTTATTCTTCCTGACGGAAAAATAGTGGCGCAATACATATTGGAGCAAGCAAATGAACGATAGAGACGATTTCGAACCATCCGTACGCAATGCAGCCTGGTGGGCGAGTGATACCAGGCAAGCAGTAAATGGCCGTGCTATTGACCAAATCCTCATCAAGCAAGGCAAACAAGACGCGCCAGACTTGTCTGAGATCGAAGCCGTGCAGATGGGCCATGTGATGCAGCCAACCATCTTACGCTTGGCACAGAACGCTATGAAGGTGGAAGTCAAAGATGCTGACTATATGCTTACTCATCCTACTGAAAGTTGGTTTCGCTCTCATTTTGACGGGATTACGGCTGATGGATCAATCCTGGTTGAAGCCAAGAACTACAACGCCGCTACACGCAACAAATACGACTTTGAGCAAGGTCGCATCCCGCCAGCGGATTATGCACAGTTGGTTCACGAAGCAGCGGTGCACAACGTCAACAAAGTCTGTTTTGCAGTCTTATTCGGCGGCCAAGAGTTTAAGCACTATGTCTTCGACATTTCGGAACAAGAAAAGACAGACCTTATCCAAAAGATGGCCGTCAATTGGTCGCACGTTAAGTTAGGTACGCTGCCAACACCTGAAACAGTCGATCAAACTAAACTGGTCTATCCAGTATCCACCGCTGGCGTGATTACAGCCACTCAGGACGTTGAACACGCTATCGAACAACTAAAGGTACTCAAAGGCAAAATAAAGGAACTGGAGGCCGTTTACGAAGGCTGGGAAGTGCAGATTCGTAATTACATGACTGATAACGAAGAAATCAGAAGTATTGATGGCTCGACGTTAGTGAGTTGGAAGTCATCTAAGTCTAGTGCACGGTTCTCAGCAGAGTTGTTTAAGGCCGCTATGCCAGACATTTATAAGCAGTTCGTCATTGAATCAGCCGGCTCACGCCGTTTCTTAATTAAATAAGGGGATAAAAATGAATGATGTTGAACAATACACAGCATTAAATGAATTAAACCGTCAGGTGCAAGAGGCTTATGAACTAGGCTGCGAAGATGGTAAAAGTTTTGAAAAGGGACGTATTTTAGACCTTTTGCACGATTGCATTGATGACACACCTACTACTCCAGGTTCTATGAAAGATCATTGGAATGGAACTATTAAAGCAATGAAGAAAAGAATTATGGAGAGCACATGAGCAATATCGTACCTTTTGCAGATATGCAACAGATGGCCAAGGCCATTGCAGATAGCCGACTATTCGGCCTAACAGACATTAATCAGGTGTTAGCACTTGGCATGGTCGCACAGGCTGAAGGACACGCATTCGCCACCGCGGCGAGGGATTATCACGTTATTCAAGGCCGTCCTGCGCTCAAAGCTGATGCAATGATGGCTAGATTTCAAGCCGCTGGCGGTAAAGTTAACTGGGAGGTGTATACAGATGAACGTGTCACAGGGACTTTTAGCCATCCGAATGGTGGAACTCTTAGTGTCACTTGGACTATTGAACAAGCGAGATCGATTGGTCTTGTTAAACCAGGCAGTGGGTGGCAAAAATTTCCACGAGCTATGCTCAGATCACGCTGCATTAGCGAAGGCATTCGATCAGTTTACCCAGGCTCTGTTACCGGATTCTACTCGCCCGAAGAAGTCCAAGACTTTGAACCCGTAAAAACACGCGATATGGGGCGTATTCAGCCTGAACCTATACCAACTATCACGCAGGATGGTGAAGTCGTGCTAGGGGACGTTTTAGACGCTCCTGAAGCCAATTATGGTGATGTTGCGCCACCTGAGTTGCCGCTCTATGTGCCAGGCACCGATAAACCGCACCAATACGTCTATGACAATGAAGACTTTATTCGTGAATTCGGTAATTTGTGCGACAGAATCGGGAAATCGAAAAAACTTGATGCGGGGGAGAGGTTTGAGAAATGTAAGGCTCTCGCCCGTGCCAATCAAGATTTTATTGACAAGATGACTGAAATCCAGAAAACCGTACTTAACCGCATGATCGCAACCGCAGGAGAAACACAATGACTAACCACATTCCAACCCCTGGCAAAGGTGTTATGTTTCAAAACAATAAGAAGACTACTGAGCGACACCCCGACTGGAAGGGTCAGCTCTTAGTAACCAAAGACTACAAGGTGGGTGACACCCTCAAGTTCACAGGGTGGACTAAACAATCAGCGGTGGGCCAACTCATCAGCCTTGCTGAAGACACCTTTGTGCCCGACCCACAGTGGCGCGAGAAGTTGGCAGCCGCAAAGAAAGAGGAGCACGCCGGCACCTATCCGCGCGAGGTCAAATCATTTGATGATGATGATTCGGTACCATTCTGATGCGACACGTTCTACATCTGCCGTACCCGCCAAGCATTAACAACTACTGGATTGCTAGTGGCCATCGCAGGTTTGTATCCAAGCGAGGGCGTGACTTTAAACTAGCGGTACAAGAGTATGTTGCACTGCACCAATTAGAATCTTTTGGTGGGGCGGGAGTAGAAGTTGATATTGTCATCAGACCACGGGATGCACGCTTGATGGATATTGATAACTCGATCAAGCCTATTCTCGATGCGTTGCAAGACGCAGGACTGTTTGACAATGATGCACAGGTATCAACTGTGACTTGCCACAGGGGTCTTGTAAAGAAGGGCAGTGGCGGTTGCATAGTGATCGTCACCAATGAAGTACCACGCATAGAAGAAGTTTAATCAACCAATAAGGTTATACAAATGTCTAGTCCTAAAATACTCATCGCCACCCCTATGTACGGTGGCCAGTGCGCGGGTTTCTACACGCAGTCGCTGCTCAACCTTCCTGCAACACTTAAGGAGGCTGGCATCGAGTCGATGTTTACGTTTATGTTTAATGAATCGCTCATTACTCGCGCGCGTAACGCTCTGGCTAACGCTTTCCTGAAGTCAGACTGCACGCACCTTATGTTTATTGATTCTGATATTGGTTTTAATCCTGCTGACATTGTTAAGATGGTTCAGGCCGATAAGAACGTGATCGGTGGTATCTATCCCAAGAAAGAGATCAACTGGAACACGGTCAAACGTGCAATGGATAACGGTATTGCCAACGATATGCTGAAACACCACACCGGATCGTTTGTGGTGAACCTGGTAGGTTATGCAGCCGAAGTCACCGTACCAGTCGATCAGCCTGTTGAAATTATGAACGCAGGTACGGGTTACTTGCTCATTAAACGTGAAGTGTTCGAAGCGCTAGAGCCTCATGTACCGCATTATTTCAATGACGTGCACGATCTAGGCAACACCATGCAGGCCCGTGACAAGATTCATGAATACTTTGCGACTTCGATTGAAGAAGAAACAGGCCGCCTATTGTCTGAGGACTATCATTTTTGCGCGATTTATCGCAAGATTGGTGGTCAAATCTGGGCAGCACCTTGGGCTGTTCTCACCCACGTTGGCACCTACGCCTTTGAGGGAAGGTTGATCCCCGCACCATGACAAACTTCACACAAGACTGGTTTACACACAACGTGGTGAACTTTAAAGCTATAAAAAATAGGTTGCCAGAATGCAATAGCATCTTAGAGATAGGATGTTTTGAAGGCAGGGCAACCTGTTGGATGCTTGAGAATATGCTATCGCCTAACGGTCAAATTATTGTTGTAGACACGTTTAAAGGCTCGGAAGAGCACACAAACGTTAAGCTAGACAATATGTATGAGATTTGGCAAGCTAACGTTGATGAAGTCAAGCTCTCAGGCCAACACGTTTTCCCCTACATAGGTACAAGCTACGAAATGCTTGCTCAACTTATTGCAGAAGAGTCTAAGTTTGATTTCATTTACGTCGATGGCAGCCACACCGCCTATGACGTAATGACAGACGCTTGCATGGCTTGGGGATTACTCAAGAAGGGAGGCATCATGCTGTTTGATGATTACCTGTGGGCTGATATGCCAGGGCTGCTACACCGCCCTAAACTTGGCATTGATTATTTCACAACAATCTTCTCAGAGCAGAACAAGTTAGTTTTATTGGGTTACCAACTAGGATTGCGTAAACTCTAACGCTTCGCGGTGCGCTTGCTCTTCTTAAAGGCTTTAGCAGTAGGCGCACCTTTACTACCAGGCTTTCTCATGCGCTCGCCAGAGCCTTTCTTGATCCGTGCACGTTTGCGGTGAATGTTGGCATACAAACCGTCTTTCATCTTCTACACCCCCATCTGCGGCGAGCTGCTTTGCCACGCTCACCTTTCCATGACTTTGATCTTGCACAAAACGACTTATGGCGTGGACTCTTTGGGTCTTTTGTTGGTGCTTTGAGTTTGCTGCCTGTTGCACGATTGGTCTTGGCTCGACCTTTAGCCGTTAATCCCGCCCCCCTTGATGCGGGTAACTTCTCACCCCTACCAACAGAAAGATTAGGATTCTTAGCCATTTATCTCACCATAATAAGTGCTGCGTCTTTGACATGGGCAACTCGATTAAGCCACCCTTTCTCATACCTAGGGTTGTTCAACCCTTTGTAGAAGTTTATCTTCTGCTGACTAAATTGTTCAATCAAATCTTTAGGATCGTGCGTAATCGTTGCCGCATAAGTGAGTGGGCCTAGTTGACCATCCGGCTGGGCACCCACCGCACGTTGCAAGAACAACACACACTGAGCCACCCCAGTGTTCACCGCACAATCGAACAGAAGGTAGTCAACACCTGTAAATTGTTTATCACCCCAAACCTTGTCCCAAAACAAACGCTTGTAGAGCGGTTCAACATCTTCTTTGGTTAATGACTTCATTTCATCAATTGTTGCTTGGCGCTCAACATACAATTCCCAAGTCATCATGGGCACGCCAAGGTTTGTACAGCCTGGGCGGCCATCCGGCATAAGGTTGCCACGGTCATCAGGATCAGTGGTGAACCCACCTTCGGAGTCTAAGACCAACTCAAATGACTTTTGCCAATTACTTAACATTAGCTTTCACCCATTTCTGTAATTCTTCAAGCTCTAGTGTTGTCGCAGCGCATTGTCTAGCAAGTAGTCGGTACTCGGGGGTTGCAAGAGTTCTGTCGGTGGTTGCGCCGGCGGTGGACACACTACCGCTACGGGTATTTGGCTGCACGCTGGCAGAATAATAGTTATTAACAGCAGCAAGTTTCGCTTCATACTCATCTTTAATCCCCTGAGTGATCTGTTCGTGTTGTTTCACAATCTCTGCGTTCTTAGCCTCTTGCGCTTTACCAGCGGCTTGAACTTGCGCCCTAAACTCTACAAACTTCTTGTGTTCGTGATTCCAACCCATGAAGTACATGGCGGCACATAGCGCAAGAGCCGCAACAATTTTCATCCATAAAACACTAGGCAATGGAAACATTATTGATCCTTAAAGTTCTTGTCATCGACTGTTGCAAAACCAATATACGCACCGACTACACCTGTCACAAACAGATAAAACGGTGTTGCAATGGCGCCTAACGTTGCAGAGTTGGAACTAAGCACAAGCAATGGAAAAAACAGACCGGCAAGCATGGATAACCACGCCATCCTGCGTCTGTTCTTCCACCGATCAACCATTACAACGCTTTAAAAAACGCCGTAACCCGTTCCCAAGCCTCTTCGGCAAGGGTTTCAATCTCTGCGGGCAAGTTAGCAAGACTTTGCTCAAGACGCGCAACTTCTGCACGGGCGGTATCTAACTCAGACTGCAATTTCTCTTTGATCGTCATAGTCCTTCTCCAGGAGTAAAGTAGCACTCAGATGTAGCCTCGCCAATAAATGCAATGTACAAGTTTTGGGTTGGGCTAACTTGTTGCGGCACAGTAAACACTTTGATTGTGCCAGGCACGCTCACCAAGCAATACGACGGTGTACCAGCAACGGGTACTGTAGCAGTTACGTTTGACAATGCGCTTACAGTGAAATAGACAGGGTATCCTGTTGCACCAGTAGGCTGATGGTTGGCCACACAAATCTGATTGACAGGACTGTCAGCCGTAATCGTAATGGTCTGGCTTGAGGTTGTGACGTTTGCTTTATACGTCTTACCCATCGCCTGAAATGCGATATTGTTAGCCATTAGATAATCCTTTTTCCACCTGCATTACCTGGCTTAGTCGTAGGTGATTGCTTAGTGTTGGTCTGGCCACCAAAGTTCCAAACCGCCGTAAAACCACCTGGCTGCAACTCACCACTCTTGTGAGTATTGGAGCCATCCATTGACCCATCACGCGGCAATTGAGGCCGCACCGACTTAGCAACCTGTTGGCTCATTTCACTCGGACGCTTGTGCTTGCTCATTATTAATCCTTTCCTTAGTGTTAATACAAAGATAACTGTAAATACAGAAAAACGCCATAGCCACCAATCGTTCCCAGCTCGGTGAATACATCACCCAACAAGCAAGCCCAAACGATAGACCTAATACTAAAATAATCAATAATCGTTGGTTAATCACCGTTAACGCTAGTCTTACTACCGCTATTGCATCCATCAGTTATCCCCTAGTTAACAAAATCGTATTCTAACCCTCATCTTCATCAGATACAACGAAGCCTGATCCCCACTCGTCGTCAGAAATCTTCTGCTTGAGCTTCTCTACGTTGATTGAACGGTCTAGTACGCGGCACTTGTCAGTGAGCGACGCGCTTGGATCATTCATCACATCACGCAAGAGTTTGGCAATGGCCAGCTCAAGCTCTGGATTAACGCCTTTAGACTTCTTGCTCATTGTCCACCACCAAGCACGCGACCTGTTGTTTTTAACAAGCCTGGCAGATGGCCAACACGGCCAGTAGCAACAACACCGGCTTGACCCGCCAACGTTCTAAGATTCTCGCGCAACAATTGTGATTTCAACTCACTACTCTGTGTTGCTGCAATCTGATCTAACTTTTGACTCTCGCGCAACAGAATATTTTGTGGCACCGTACCGTCAAGTGCTCTCTCATTTAAGAAACTTTTCATTTGTTGGATTAAATTTGAATATGTGTAGGTTGTTGGCGGCTGCCCAGGCTTTGCTGTTTTTTCTGCTTCTAAAACCATGTCAGCATATCTCTTTAACCCTTCATACTCTTGTTTGATTTTTCCACCGCCTGTATTCATTGCAGACTTAAACGCAGATATTGATTCTTCCGCATTTTTTTTAATATCGGTTTCTCGCGCTTTAGCACCAGCCAATGCGTCCTTTTTAAACTGTTCTGCTTCGGTAAGAACACCAGTAGCTTCTTGTTCAGCCTGAGTTAACACTTTACCCCTAGCCGTTTCGGCAGCGGCCTCTTGTTTAGCAAGGTATGAACTAGGGGTTGTGCGACCCGTATCTGTTTTAATAGGTTTAGCCGTTAACTTAGTTGCAGCACTTTGCGCTGTTTCTGCTCTTGATAACCGTTGAGCGTACTGAGTCAGATCGGTTTTTAAGCCTTGCAAAGCAGGGTGCGACAACCAATCACTATTCTTAGGATCGTTTAGAAATCTTTGCACACCTTTAGAATCTTGTGCGCGTAACTGGTTTGCAACATAGTCGCCGGCCACCTTACGCACAGTGCCTGCATCACCTGTCAAATCAACAAGGTTCTGCACTCGATCTTGGCTACTAAAGAAATATTGCCCTAGTTCAGCGGTTGGTTTATTAAACGCTTGGGTGCCTTCTTCTAATTGCAACAAGGTTTTGCCAGACTTGCCTTCTAGCGCATCAAGAGCATTTCTCGCGGTTGCCCAGTTTGCTTGCAATTCTTTCTGTGCGGCCTTGCCAACATATTCTTCTTCTATGCGAGAGAGCAACGCATACAAGTTTTGTTTTTCAATCCCAGAAATGGCTTCATATCCGGCTATCTCTTTTTTAAATATTTGACCAACAAATCGGCGTGTATCATCAATCGCTTCAAAACTTGTTTTAAAGTTTCTATAAAACTTTGATCCATCTTGCGATACGTCATAGCCTAAACTACGCGCAACCTCTGCTTGATCTTTAGTAAGTTCAACACGTTTGTTTAATGCTGATTCTCTTATCCGGTTAAATAAATTAACTTTGCTAGGATCAGTATTTTTTAATAAGTCTGGTGCACGCGCTGGATCAAACGGGGCAACAGTTTCAGCTAATTGACGATAAGATGGCATCTGGTCAACTGTGACCCCTGCCGCTTCGTTATCAACAACGATCTTATCTCTTGCAGTCCGCAATACATCATCCGCTTCTTTTTGTTGCCGAATAATGCCTGTTTCGCGCGACACAGCCTGATCTCTGATGGGCTTTAATGTGTCAGTCAATTCTTTGCTTGGATCGCCAATTTGCTTAAGGCCAGCCTGAGCAGTTGTTTGACGCGTGGTTGCTCTTGACACTGCTTCATCAGCCAAACTACGCGCACGTTGGATTTGTTGCCGCGCAGCATTTAATACAGAGTCAGCAACTTCTTGCGCTTGAGCACCACCTTTTTGACGAATCAAATCAGCTTGTTTCTGCGCGTTTTCATATAAATCAAATAAACGACCCGACACATCCCGATAGAGCTTGTCAATTTTTTGTGGCACGCTTGCTTCAATGCTACGAATTTGCTGCTCTAAACTAGTTTGAATTGATTTTTCAGCACTTGCTAAACCATCAATAACATCTTTAGCAAACCCGCCTTCTTTAAGCGAACCAGCATACTGACGCAACAATTCAGACGGGCTTGTTCCACGCGGAGCAAAAGCACCTGCTATGCCACCAAGAGGGCCACCAAGCAAAGCACCAAGACCGGCAGATTCGCCTTTTTCTATTAGCCTTTCTTCAACATCTTCTTTGCCCGTTGGCGTAGTTAAACCGTAGATTCCTCCAGTAATTCCGCCAGACTTAAATCCTCGCAAAACATTGCCAATTTTAGTTGCGCCTTCAACAACTTTTGGAACTTTTGTTAAAGCAGCCCCAGGCAATAAAAGACCGGAAGTTAAACCGCCAATCAATTGAGATTCTGGGTCACCAATCTTTCTTAATTTTTGTGTGCCTTTGGCTGAAATCTCCCCAATATAACCAGGTTGCATTTCTCCAAGACCAGTAACTGTTTGTCCAACCCCAGAAAGAAATCCTGTAGAAATATCTGCGGCTTTCTTACCACCTTCAGGCGTAGCAAAATAACTTTCCATTTCTGCGCCTGGCAATTTAAATGGTCGAGGCTCTTTAGGCGCAGCCGTGGCCGGCGCAGGAGCAGAAGCAAATGGATCGTAATCAACTGGCTTGGGCGAGTCTGTGCTGTCAGATTGACTTGACTCAAAAGGATCGTAATCAACTGCTACGGGACTAGTAGCCATATCAGCCCACCTTTAAATATTTGCCTTGTCTATCAGGATCAGGAATGTACCAGCCGCCATCATTACCTTTCTTAGCATTTGGATATGCCGCTGGTGGATTGCTTGATGGCGCACTTCCACCTCCGGTTGGCGCAGCACTACCTTGAGGAAATTTGACTTTAGCAAACTCAGTAAATGATAGTTGTTTTTGAGCGTCTGTTAATTTTGGGTCTAATCCAGTTCTAATTGCCGCAGTAACATCTTTTTGAGTAAACGGAATTGCTTCATGCACTCGATCCCTGTTGTATCTAATCAAGTCTTTTTGTTCAGGCGTATATTTATTACTGGCCAACGCAGTTAACGCAGCGTCATCAACAATACGTCGCATTTCCGCAAGTTTATCTAGCGCAACATATAATTGAGCGCCTTTTGGTATTGTTACACCTTTCTCAATAGAATCGGCAAGGCCCACTAGTCCAGTTGCTGCGCCACCAGTTTCTAATGTAGCTAAATTTCTTGCTACGGCAATCATGCGACCCGCCATCAATTGACTTGTTGTATCGTCCATTTTTTGATTTAAGACGGACAACGGAGCCAAGAAAAGACTGTTAGATAATAATTTTTGTCCAAACAACGGACTTGTACTTGTAATTGGTAATGCCGCAACATTTTCAATTGCGCCTCGAACTTGAGATATTGCCCCAGAAATTCTTTCAATTTGACCTGCCGCAGAACCAGCACTACCACCTTCTTTAGGTGGAGGACCCATCTTGTATACTTTTTGTCCAGGCGGAAATTTGCCATTTGCATCAGGCTCAATAATTTCGCCTTTTTCGTTAACAAATTTTTGCGTTTGACTTCTTCTAGCTTCTTCTGCATCCAAACGTGCTTTGTAAATTTTTAGCCGCTCGGCGTGTTGCGCTGCATTTTGTCCAAGCGTTTGTGCGTGTTCACGCGCTTTCAGAATACTGTCAGCACTCTTGCCACGAATCAAACCCTCTAACGAACCGCCTCTGACTAACGCAGACGCAACCTCAAGACGAAGGTTTGCACTCTCACGCCCAAGTTTTGCATCTTCCGCATAAGCAGCCAGTTCAGAATCAACAGCCTTCATCAACGCTTGTAAACGCTTCATGTTGGCATCAAACTCTTTAAAAGAACGGTCAACCAAGTCTTTACGACCTTTTTGAAAACCATCAAGCGTACCGGTCATGGCCGCCATTGATTGCATTGCCGGTTGTTTACCTGCTGCGCCAAACATTGTGCTGATAACGGCCAGCATACCGCCCATCGACGCATAATCAGCCATTGTCGCTTGTGGCACTTGGAATGGCTTAGACATTTCTTCAGCAATGTCTTTTTGTTTGTCAGTTAATACTTTACGACCTGCACGTTCTTGAGCAATCAGAGGTTCCATCTCTTTTTGCTTGAGCATGGAAGTTTCTTCTAAGATTTTTTGTTCAGCTTCTGCACCCGCTTTGACGTTTCCTTTGTATTCAGTCAAAGGATCGCTAAACGGTTGTGCCATTGCACCTGGTAGAGTTTCAGCCATTTCTTTTCCTTATGCCGCTGGACGAGTAGTCGTTGTAGTAGTAGTCGGCTGCGAGAACGCAATTTGTGCCATCTTAGAATACAAACCTTGCAAGTTTGCAGCCGTCTGTTGATCCGACGCCAAGCCCATCTGAATCGACTGTATCAAGTATTGATCTGAGATACCGGCTTGTTGCAAACCGAGATTAATTGCATTTTGTTGAATCGTATTTGCTAGATTGTTCTGCGCTAATTGCACTTGCGCTGAATTCAACCCCAACTGAGCCGCTTGAGCCAACAAACTTTGTCCTTGTACGCCATACGCAGCACCGGCCTGATAGGTTGCCTGACCTTGTTGGAACTGTTGTTGCGCCAAGTTAGCAAACGCATCCATCTCTGCACGACCTGCTTGCATAGCGCCTACACCGCCGCGCGAGGCAACGTTTTGTTCTGCTTGTGCTTTTTGCGCTTCATACGCTTGTTGTCCAGCCGGTGTTAACCCACCGCTTAAGGCTTGTGTCATTTGATTCTGACCAATGTTAATCAGTGGCGCACCATACGCTGCAATGTTACCTGCCACGCCTTGCAATTGATTCTGCACATCTGCAACTTGACCGCCATACTGTTGACCAAACTGTATTGCAGCAGGAGCAAGTTGGCCTGTCATTGTCTGTGTTGCAGCATTGGCGCGCGCTTGTGTTGCAGGAGCAAGAGCAGCAATTTGGTTTGCCGCAGCCTGTCCTTGTTGAGCGGCCGCCGTACCAGTCTTAGCACCTAACGCAGCCACAGCGGCTGGGCCAAGCAATTTCATAAGACTACTTAATCCACCGCCGCCGGTTGTATCTCCGCCTGTGCCAAACAATTTGTCGTACAGACTAGAGGCGTAATCACCAAGACTTTTGGGTGCCGGTTCTTGTGCGCCAGGAGCAAATCCACCTTCACCTGTTTGTGAAGTGTCTATATTCGCACTTTGAACGCTTTCGTCGCCACGGCCTGGCAAGTATTGTGGTGCGTTTGCATCGCCTGGCTGTTGATACGAGAAAGGAGAGGTAATGCTTGTATCGGTTTGCGTCACACCATTATCTGCGGTGACTGGCCCACCGCCACCACTTTGATCCACAGGTTGTTCAGGCGCAGCAGGTTGTTCAGGCGCAGCAGGTTGTTCAGGTGCGACAGGATCATACGATGGCGTGTAATCTGCACCACCGCCACCAAAATCAAAACCAAAATCACCGTCATCATATTCAGGCAACCCTGTGTGCGGATTCTTTGATCCTCGACCACCGCGAGATTTAAGCAACGCAGCTTCTCTTGGCGTAATGTGAGCAAGCACAGTATCTTTGCCGCGCCCCTTAGAACGTAGCATTTCCGCTAGATCAGTCATGTCAAGATTTAAAGACTTCCTAAGACTTTTACTCACAGATAATCTCCTATATCGTCTTTAACTCTTAACGATGCCATATTCCATACGTTTTGCGGTGTGCCACCCGTTGACGGGTCTGGCGTTTCACCCGCAGTGCTTGTGTCTAACGCTGTACCACTTGTGCCTAAACTTGGTGCACCAACACCTAACGCTTGTGACAGTGCTTGTGAGCCAGGGGACGCTGAAGTCTGCACGCCACTGCTGCCACTGCTGCCACTGCTTGATGACTTGCCGCTTGTTGAGGGCGTGTACGACTGACCACTGGGAGTGTAGGCAACTGAAGGTGATGTGCCAGACGTTGTGCCAGGCACGCTTGGCGTTGTTCCAGATGACGTTGTTGTACTACTTAAACCAGTCGTGGGAGTTGGATTAAATAAACCGGATATATCTTGTTTTAAATATGAACCGCCAATAGTTTTCAAAGCGGTTTCTAAATCTTTGTATTGTGGCACTTCTGGCGCACCTTCAATAGGATTACCTTCAGCATCTGTTTGCTGTTGTGTGCCTAAAAAACCTGACGGAAACAACGTGCTTGTACCTGCGGCTGTTAAGCCAGAAATAGCGCCTGTCGTTGCCGAGGTTGCTAAATCTTTACCCTTGGCTAAACTTGTTGCTGTGCCTGATGCACCACCTTTAATTCCTGCTGTTACTGGCCCTGGCAAATCACTTGGCAACACCGCACCAAGTGCGCCTGAAACAGCGCCACCAACAGCACCGGCTTCTGCACCTTGAAACGCACCTTGAAAGATATCAGTTCCCGCCAATCCTGCTTGACTAGCGCCGGCAGCAGCGCCAGTAGCAGTACCCGCTAAAACAGGCGCAACAGCAGAATTGACTTCTTGAGCTGTATTCAAAATATCAATTGCTGCGCCAAGGTCTTCTCCGGCTGCACCAGCATCAATGACAGCACCGCCAATTTCCAATGCAGTGGTGCCTAAACCCGCCTCAATCAGTGGAGCAAGATACGGCGCGGCTACGGCAGCCACCACACCAATTCCTACCATCGCAATAGTTCGTGCAGTTCCGCCCATGTCATAAATCCATCGTATACATATAAACAGGTTTCATTTGGCCACCCATTTGTTTAGTAGTTTGCGTAATTTTAACGGGCATCCCAGAGCGTTCAACCAATTGTTTGAAAATTGGCTCGTCAGAATAAGTAAAGCCTTGTGTAATTCCTGCTCTTTTAAGAAAAGCAGCCAACCCTTTAAAGTTGTTCACCATGACGTTTGGTTTATCAACAGTAAATGTATGCACTTCAGCCGTTGATGGAGGAGTACGCATAATTAAAAACACAGTGTTACCAATTCTTGCTGTTTGAATATTTTTATTAGAAATCTTTAATTTAGCTAATGTTTCTAATATTTGTTGTGGATTTGCGCCATTTCTTATTGAATCTTGTCTAATTATTTCCGTAGTCGGTAATTGTTTGCCTGATTTATCGCTATTTTGTTGAGCAATAACTCCCAATAAATCCGGATTATTTCCGGAAATTCCATTTTTTTTGGCGGCGGGGAGAGTGTTTTCCATTTTTACGAATTTATATTAAGCGCATTGGCAATTTGTTCGTGAATATACAAGTGTGAAGAAATCCAATCATAAAAATCATCCTCCACATTCCAGTCTACATCGAGCATATTTGCGGGATTATCAAGTCCTAAAAGGTTGGCAAAAGCCTGATGTTCGTCCTGGTGAGAGAGCAACCAATCGTCTAAATTATCAGGATTTGCATCAAATAATGGGTATGCAGGGACTTTAAAACCTGCTTGAGCGAGCTTATCGCGAAATACTTGGTGCTGTAGACCGTTTTCAAAGAGAAAACCGCTTAAAGAGTCTATGTCACCAAATTCAACCGTCGATAGCGCGGCATAATCCATTACTTATCAACCTTGGTATCTAACTTATCAAATATCTTCTCAAGCATGGCTTCAATCTTGTTGTACTGAGATTCCATGTCTGTTTTTTTTGCATAACTGGTCGGCAAATCAATCTCAATCTTTTTAATGTCATCTTTAAGTTTTTGGACAGCATCCCACAGTTGGCGAAAGAACCAACCCGCTATAGGGAGAGCGACACCAAACACCAAGTTGATAACATTTTGCCAATCCATTGTTTACACCGCATAGTATGGGATTTTTACAACAGTCCCATTAAGGTTGTACTGAATGTATCCTGCCGGCACTAGTGGCAAACTTGATGTTGCAAAAGTAGCCGTTGATGATGTTGTTGATGTGGCATTAACCACTTGCACGTTAACCGTACCAGACGGAATAGTCACGTTAGCAAGCGTTAGGTTACCAATGTTAGTGACAGTCGAGCCTAAAGCAACAGAAGTGTTACCAATTGTTGCTGCACTGTTTGTTAAATAAGAATTAGGAAATGTTGCCGCAACAGACGTAATGTTTGCACTAGCAAACGTACCACCGGTATGTGCAACCGTATTAATTGTGCCACCAGTAATGACAACAGCATTGGCGTTCTGGGTAGCCATCGTACCCAAGCCTGTGACGTTTGCCGCAGGAACAGTACCGCTTGTAATTGTGACGTTTGCAAGGGTCAGGTTGCCAATGTTAGTAATTGTTGACCCAAGCGATACAGACGTATTGCCGATTGTGACTGCGCTGTTTGTTAACTGGCTGTTTGCAATGCTGCCTAACGTGCCGCCTAAAGTCAGGTTGCCTGTTGTTGTGACGTTGCCAGTTAATGTAATGCCGTTAACAGTACCAGTACCGCCCACTTGGGTTACTGTGCCGTTACCACCGCCACTACCGCTTGTGATTGCTACTGTCTTTAACATATTTACATTCCATCGCCGTTTGTGATGTAGATTGATGCGTTGCCCGTAGCTGTCACACCTGTAAAGTATGCGTTAGGAACAAACGTCAATATTTCATCCGTGCCCGGCAACAAAGGTAACGCTGGTTGTGAACTTGTCACCGTCACAGCATTAGTTGTTGCTTGAGCCGCTGTTGAGCCATAGCCTAAAAACACCACTACGTTGCCACTATTGATGATGCGGTACTGATTGCCACCAAGTGTGCTTGCAACGGCCTGTACGGGCGTAGGAGCAGTCGTAGCAGCCAAGAACGTGACTGTGTTGCCAAACTGTGTAAAAGCGTTTGTACTCATGCTGTTGCTCCCGTTGGTGCAACATAATTCGGGTCATGCGCCCACTGCACAGCAGGTAAGGCCGCTAGTTGGTCAACCGTTGTACAAGCGTTGATTGTTGTGATGTAGTCAGCAGCCTGTGTGCGGATGGTTTGACGCCATGTGTTCCATGCGGGCGCTACTGTGCCGCTTGTCTCGACAGCCTTGACTACCATCCAGTCGGTTGGGAGCAGGATTGAGTATGCTTGTGCATTGATTGCGTCTACGCATTGTGTTTTAAGTTGCGTCAAGTCTTTAGGCGTAGCGGTGTAGTTGATCTCAACCACCGTGCCGTTGTAGACAGGTGCGTCTTGGCTAACCCAATAGTATTGGTCGTTAGGGTATTGACCGTACACCACATCAACCATGCCGATAGCCGCTTTTTCTTCGGGGCTAGACAGGTTGCACCAGTTTTGCGGGTAAGAAATATTATCCCACTCGAAGGCTGTGCCAGCGGGTACTAGGAGGGCGATAACTGAATTTTGGATAATGGCGAACATTTGTTTTCCTTAACGAGCCAAGCTATTGCGAAATGGATTGGTTGCAAACACCATATATATGTATGTGCCGCCACTAGCATTTAATTCTCCGCTGCTGTCACGCAATTTAAATCCATTAGATAAAAAATCTAAATTGTTTGGCGTGGATTCAGCATTACTTGAGTTAGCCAACAAATAATTTTGAGTGACGTTATATGGATCTCTAACAGAATCAAGCATATGCCAATATCCTGTGGAATCCGTGCGCTTAATCATTACAAACTTAGGCTGAAACCCCGTGTACACAAACGGACCATCAGTCGAACCATTACCCGTGTAGCTACCAAACGCTGAGTATCCTGCTATGGGTGTCCAGCAGTAGGCGACGTAAGTGGCTGCGGAAGCGTTAATACCTGCATAACTTCCGTTAATACCAAAAACAGAAGATGTCATTCCGTTGTACCAATAATTGGAATACGTACCCGCTGCATTTGTAGCGTTTAATTGAATTGCTTGATTTTGCCCAAGTGATGAATGGTAAACCTGCCAATCATTTCCGGCTGCGCTTCTTTGTTTAACAATTACCAAACTAGGCGCAACGCCCAATCCATGCCCGACAGTCGCATTAGCACCCGTACCTGTATACGTCACCACACTAAACCCAGCAGACGCATTAACGCTCACAGTCGATGTGATTGAGCCATTGGTGTTGCTTGATGTTGAGCCTTGCCCTGCTTGCCATTGCCAGCCGACAAACGTAGAGCCGTTGTTATTAACTTGTTGTGATGTATCGGCAGCTAAACCAAAACCATTGCTATTAAATGAAGTAAATCCGTTTTGCGTATATTCAGCACCTGTACCATTTGATGCTAATCCTAATGTTGCACCACGCACTGAATCTGCCAAGTTATGTGAAACAACAGCACTCCGGCATTTAATCCAAACCAAATCAGGCTTAAACCCCGCAGCATTAACAATACTTTGCGTTGATCCATTACCCGTGTACAACGTAGCATCCATCACCTTGTTACCCGCCAAGATGGTGCTTGTCGGGAGGTTGTATGTGTTCAGGGCTACAAAGCCTGTGGGGGGTGTGTAGGTGAAGGGGCGTTGACCGAAGTTAATTGATACCGTACCTGTTAGGTCACCTGAAAAATAAAAACCTGGTGCCCAAGTAAAACCTGAAGACACAATGTCGGTATAGGCTGCATTGGTTCCCGCTACCGGATCAGCGCTTCCTTGCCAAACATTGTTTTTAGCAAAAAATATCTTACCGCTGCTCATGTCAACGGCTACAGCAAAAATATCATTTAGTACACCTGCAGAACCATACGCTACGCTGCCGCCCTCACTTATTTTATTGCCGTTAGTACCAAAAATCATTCGATAGTTGTTTGGGTATTGAGTCCCAATAGGCGCAGTCACATTTAACACGCCGCAAGCCCCCCAAGGTAATCCCGTAGTTGTATCAGCCGTTTGTATCCATTCCCAATACCATTTACCGGTTGTCGGAATGGCAATGGTTGCAGGAACCCATGAGTTAAAAGTTGTTCTGTCGTAACTGGCGGTTAAGTTTGCGTTGCTTAACACTAGCGAAGACGATTGTTTAAAACCGTTAAGCTGATTGAGTGTCGGAAAGTTAGCCGCCGTAGCAGACGTCAACGTAGGCACATCCGTCATGGAGTCATACGTCACACCAGCCGTGATGCTGATGTTATTCGTAGTCCAGTAATTGCCATTGCCCGAGAAGTCTTTACCCAAGCCTACGTTGCTGCTTGTAGTCAGCGCAGAGTTGTCTGTGAAGTTTAAATAGAAACCGTTTGTACCGTATGTGCCTGTGTACCGTGCGGGTTGCCATACGCCTGTGAGAGCATTGGTTGAGCCAAAGGATGACGGGGTTAGGGCTTGACCGTCGATGAAGTTGATTTCGGTTAGGTAGCCGTCGTAATACCTACCAATAAATCGAGTAGTACCAATGCCATGACCATTGGCAGAATTAACCCACATATTTGTGTTTTGTGCAGGATAACTTGCTGTAGTAAACGCTGTAACTTGACTGCCATTGACATACAATTTCATGCGATTTGCGGCAGTTGCTTGTGTTGTGTCAACTGCCAAAACAATGTGATACCAAGCAGACGGGTCACGAAATACTTGAGTGGTTGAAATTCGGACACTATCCATGCCGCCAACAACATAAAAAAATGATAAGTAACCTGTTGCTGCGTCATAAAAAGATAACGCATTGTAATTATCCACATCTTGCGCTGCGCTAAAAACAGTAGGGTAATCTGCGGTGGCTAAAGTTCCTCGTTTAACCCAACCACTCCATGTCCATGTTTTTTGATTCCCCGCAGAGCTAGGCATCCGGCTCAAATACCCACTCGCACTTGCCCGTGTACGCAACGAGCGTGTGAGGTTGTAGCCTGATGCGCCACTAGCACTACCGGATTTGGATGCACTTAGCATTAGAACACCTATAGTCTATGTTGTATAAAGCGTAAGGCATCTTAATACCTTTTTTTAATCTGCTGCTTAATAATGTATATGGAATGTCAGCAATCCTAGACCACTCTGCAATCGTATGTTTTTCATCACCATATTCATATCTTGCATTGTTAGATTTGTTGTTTGCTTGTTCAATGTTCGTTGACCATTTGCAATTTTCAGGCGTGTAGTCACCGTCATAATCAATTCTATCAATTGAACAGCCGTATGGTTTTTCTCCCATATCAGCATAAAAATTTTCAAATGAATTTATCCAACGATCACAAACTTTAATTCCACGACCACCGTATCTTGAATAATCAGGATTGTTTTTGCTATAACAACGTTTTTTTAATGCTAACCAAATGTTATGTTCTGAAGTATTAGTCATCTTGTGCTTAGAACGTCTTTGTCTAGTTGTTTCTACACGCAAACATCCACAAGATTTTGTATATCCAGTACGCAATGAAACACCTGCAATATGTGTTGTGTTTCCACAATCACATACACAATTCCAACCGTATTGTCTGCCTTTGTTAGCTCCACGGCTAACCACAGTCAAACGACCAAATCGTTGCGAGGTTATATCAATTGCTGCGCCCATTAGTAGTTTTGCCCATTCGTGATGCCATAGGTATTTGTGCCATCGCAAAAGAAACTGAATATATCAATTTTTCCTGTAGCACTTGTCGGTGTTGGAGTTGTACCGCCCGCCCACTTGAGCGTACTACCACCCGCCCATGTCAACGTATCAGCAGCCGCATACGACACAATAATTGTGAAACTCTTACCACTCACACTTGATGGCAGCGTAATAGTCGTTGAACCAGACGTTGTAATTTTTTGAAGCGTACCGTTTGTCAACGCAACAGTCGTATTTCCTGTCGCAGAATACAAAGTTTCGGTGTAATTGGTAACAGTTGTGTTTACTACCGTCAGGTTGCCCAACGATGTTGTGGTGTTGCCAAGATAAACAGCCGTGTTACCGAGTGTGATGGCTGTCGCAAAATTACTATCTAGTTGGGATAGCGGAATAGACGTTGTTGCCGTAGCAAAAGTATATGGGACAGCCATTTAGAACCTCACTCTTAATTCGTGTTCAAATTCAAATCCATTCACAGTAAACGCTGGGTTAGATGATGTTACTGTAATGCCGAGATATTTTCCATACTGAGATGCGTCAGTCTTATACAGCGCATAACCAATCTGACCCCACCCAATTTGCACGCTTGAGTTGTTCACCCAAGGGATTACTTGCAAACTGTTATTAATCCAAGTCACCAGGCTTGTTAGCGTATACGGTGGACTTGAGCCTGACTCAGAATCAATTGTTGCGCTCATCGTGATTGAGCTAGTATTGGTTGCTGTTGCCTCAATACCCATCTTCAATGCTTGCTTAGTGCGAATAGGATCACCCATTGGCAACAAAGCGGTCTGAATACGACTGGTGATCGCAGCACTTGTACTTTGATATAGTTGATACAGCGTTGTGCCATCCGTACCAAATAACGTAATCTTGCCGCCTAGTGGGATAGATGTGATGTACGCTAAGTTATTGCCTTGAGAAGTCAAAAACCATTTTTTCTCAAAGAACACAGCCTGTATATACCGATACGATTGCGTAAACACCGCGTCATAGTATCTAAAGTTAAATGCAGCGCACAAAATGTTGTTAATCAACACTTGTCCGGCGTAAATCGGATATGTGAAGTCAATATTCGGGAATATGCCGTCAAGCGGGTCTGAGAGCTTAGACGTTGTTGATCCCACCAACGCATACACGCCATAGTCGTTCAAAAACAACACAGAACGGAAATACGGGAATATGGCGTATGGCCGCTTAGAACCAACAGATGCCGACACGTTGGTGTTTGTAAACAACGTAATACCGTTAGTGTTCACATTAACGTTGGAAATCACGTTAATTGAGTCATCACCAAAGATATACAAAAAATTGTTCGCAGAAAGGATCTGTTGAATGTTTCCGTGCAAGGTTTCGTCTGTTAAGACAAAACTTCCCGCCGATACGCTTGTAAAGTCGGTGTATGAGTTTACTGCGCTGTAATAAATGGTTCTGCCGGCGGCAATCCACACTCGACCACTAAAAGACGCAATTCCAACGTTTGTATCGCTATTAACAATGCCTTTAAGGACTGCGCCAGTCCCGCCGCCACCAGAGGCCGTAACAACTAAGTTTGCAGCGTTGGTGTAGCCTGAGCCTGGGTTTGTGATAATGACTTCAAGAATCTGACCGCCTTTAAGCACCGCAGTACCGGCAGCACCTGTTCCGCCCCCACCTGAGAACGTAATCACCGTATTGGCTGCATTTGTGTAACCCGTACCTCCCGATACCACAACAGCCGAGGCCGTGCCGGTTGCAAACGTAATCACACCCGCAATAGCCGTTGCACCTGATCCACCACCGCCAGCAATCGTAACTGTTGGCACACTATTAGCGTAATATCCCGAACCACCGTCATTTAACGATACGGTTTGCACGACACCTGACAAAACAGTTGCTACAGCGTTTGCTTGCGTACCATTTGTATCATTTGGGGCACTAATGGTCACTGTTGGAACGTTTAAATAGCCTGAACCACCGTTAGTCACGGCAATAATACCAACCGAGCCAATATTGACTACGTTGTTACCATCCCATGAGTAGTAACCCTTAGCAGGATCAAGAATCAATAGGCGTTCATTTTTCCATTGAGCGACCTGCATACCCGCGCCGCTAAAGGTTCCTGTTGCCGCTACGTTACCTGTTGATCCATCTGTTGGGCTGTAATACTGGGCGCTACCATCAGCTTGAAATGCAACAACATAATCTTTGATTTCAATGTTTGCAGAAGATAATGTTGTGACAGTATTAGCCCAAACAACCGTATTGCCGCTTGAGCTGACGGTTGAATAGTTTGGAATAATTTTTAGGTTTGCATAACCAATAGGCTGTGCGTTTTCAAGCCAAGAAAATTCATCTTCTTTGATTGCCGTGCGGTTAGCCTGAGTATCAAGACCCCTAAAGGTTTTGATAACTTGATACGACTTTTTTTGCTCTGCCGCAGCCATTTCTAATTAATGTTGCTATAAAGAGATGGAATACGACGCGTAAAGACTGTGTTTAGCACAGACCTTGCGTGGTTCAGATACTCTTGCTTGTAAATCTCCGATTCACCAAACGATTGTTCGTAATACTTAGCCAAATAGGCTGCATAAAACTTTACACACGTTGTATAGGGGTCTTGAATAGAATCTGCAACTGTAGGGGCGGCCAAGGTTAATGCTGTTGGCAAAATAACCGTATCCATCTCAATTTGATAGACCTGATCGGGTACAGGGCCAAGGTAAATTGTGTTTTGACCGTACACAGAAAAGGCTTGAGGCCGTCCAATGTAATTCTGCCAAAACCGCAGCCGTGCATTGAAATCAGACCACGCCAAATAGTCCAACGGCACCCGTGTATTACCCCAATACAAGTTGATATTCAAAATATCAAGCGTGTACTGTCCTTGTGGCAAAGTTGAGAACGGTATCTGCTCAACGTTAGACACATAGGTCAAACCAACACCACCGTTAAAGAATTCAGTAGACGGTGGATAATTTGAGTAGTTATTTTGATTACTTGCAGGGTACGGAGGCGCAGTTGAGCCGCTTGTACCTGCTGTGGTCACTTGATACACAAAAATGTTTGAAAATACAAACTGATTTAAGTTGTATGCAGTAGAGGCTGCCCATGCAACAGGATTTGTCGCAGTAACACCATTGATTGTTGTGCCTGGAGGGGGCGGGACTTGAGTGACTTGGATAGCGCGTAACGCACCAGTATCTCGCACGGTTCGTTCACGCGCGGAATTGATGTAGTCGGTTAGCTGCTGATCCGTGTAAAAGTTCGCATTGGCATCATGCAGCAAACGTCTAACATCCGTGATGTAACCGGATAAAGTTTGTGACATTTACTTTCCATCGTTTACGCTGCTGAGAGGACTTTTCCCCCCGCAGCCCTGACAGGCCGCAAGGGTACTGGCTCCACGATCGGGGATAACGAATCGTTCTTTTTTGGTTTCTCTGTATGGAATTCCCACTTAGATAAACGCGCAAGGCCTTCATCTAATTCATTTGCGGTCTTCACCCATCCGAGCCTAGCCAGAAAAGGTTCTTTGTTTTCAATTCCGTAACCAAAAACGTGCTGCGCCACCTCAAGCGGTACTTCTACAACTTGATTTGGTAAAAAATCATAAAACACTCCGGCATAGCCGTCTTTGAGTTTTTTATCAGAACGATTGATTACAAATATTGAAGACATTTAGAAACTCACTACATCGCCATAAACACGAATATCAACAGTGTTTGCGTTACCGCTTGCAGTGTTAATGTTCACATAAAGAGCTTGTGTTTGAAAACCGGTTACAGCAGTATTTGCACCGTAAGCACCAGCAATCGTCAGGTCTTGCCATTTACCGGCAGCCGTCAAATTACTTAACACCACGTTAGCAACAACAGCGTTGGAAATGTTACCGTCATTGCTTGTCGTGATCGACACGTTAGCAGACGATACAGAACCACTTGGGTTTTGTACCGTAATGCGACGAACAATAACTGAACCAGAACCCGCTGTTGCGCCAGCGTTAGTCAAGCCACCATTTAACAACGGAATAGCAATAGTTGCATTTGCAGCCGTGTTTAATTGAGTAGCTTGAACGACACCAATACGACCATTTCCAAAACTGTCTAAGTAATACTGACTGACTGAATCTGGATTAGCCATTATTGTTCCTTAACTTGTAAAGGTGCTGCCAACAGCCTGACCACCATTAACTGTAGCCAAGGTAATCGTAGTGTTAGTTGCAACAATAACGTTTGCACGGAAATTTACACCGTCAGACACAAAGAACGAACCAGTATTGTTTGCAATAAAGGTTGACCATGTTGAGGGTGTGGTGCAAGCGGTATTGGTGTTGTAAGCCGACACTGCTTCGATGGTAACGTTCGCAGTTGGGAACAACCAGTACGTTCCGGCAGGAACCAACACTGTGGCGTTGTTAGCCGACAGAGTGGTGAACTGTGGATACGCACCAGGAGTGTTTGCCCCTGCGCCTGAAATAAGGATTTTATTTAAACCAAGTGCCATGACTGTTCTCCTTAGATCGAGATTGAGTTGTAGCCAGACACACGGGTCATCGACTTGGGCTTGGTAGAAACCAATTCCGCAATCATCAACACCGCACCGACGTAACCAATCTGCCAGTTAGGCAAGGTTGACTCAAAGCCGGTAAACACAAATGAGCCTTGCTCATGGATGTACAGTGAGAGGTAATTGCTGTTGATGAAATAGACCGTGCCTTCTGGGCAATATGGATCGGGATAGATTGGCACACCGGCAACCATCAAAGCGCGAAACGCTGCTTGTGGGCCGTTGTTATCGCCATCAAATCCGTGGCCTGGGGTAATGACATACTGTTCTTGACCAACGTAGTCTTGAGCAAGCAATGTCCATGTACCAAAACCGCACACACCAAACGTAGGCACTTCTGCGCCGTTCTTCACGGTGCCTGAAATGTACTGGAGGATGTTTTGACGGGTTGGGTTGACGTTACCGGCTGCATAGACTTTTGACTTCCACCAAGTGTAGGTCGAACGGTTGATGTTACCGTAAGTCGTTAGGTTAGTACCGTCATCAATTGCACCAGGCAAACCAATAAACTGTTGGGTGTTGGTGTAGTTGGTGTACAAGGCTGTAGCCATTGCATCCATCATCACGTTAGTCGCGTCATTCATACGCGCTTCGATCAGAGGAATAATTGCGTAGTCTTGCTGAACCGCACCTTCCATCCCTAAGAATGGTACTGGAGCAATCATCAGTTTAAGGTTGAACTCAGCGTTAAACGCACCTTGCTGAACTGATGGCTGGTTAAATGAACCAGAGTAATCAGACCACTGTGCATTAACGAATTGTGCGCCCTGAACTGGGACTGTGACTTGGCTCACACCGCCTGATGCTTGCTGACTGTTTGCAATCAAAGCAGCCATAAGGGGGGTTGAGTTGTAAAGCTGAACAACCAGCTTGGGTATAAACGCTCTGCGCGTAACGTAGGTCAGTTCGTTGTACTGACTTGAGCCACTTGCAGGTAGAATTCCGCCGCCAATAGGCATAATTAATCTCCTGAATTAACAAACGGCATAAGCCGCCCAACAAACTTATCCCCTAGAACTGCCACTTAAATTCCAATTGGCCGACGATTTCCGCGTAGCTCGTTTAGGGCTGCCGCTGCCTCGTTGCGTGCTGCACCGATTGGATTCTTCATGTACTTCGATAAATCAAACTTGCCAAGTGCGCTTGGGTTGTATCCAGTAGGCGTGGGTTCTGCGGATTGTTTCATCCAATCCCAATACTCAGCCGCTGTTTCGTGATCTGGAATACGTTTCTCAAGCATCACTTTCTCGATTTCTTTAATGTCTTCGTCGTTACGGGCTTTGCCGTTTGCAATCAGTTTTGCACGCTTTTTCTCAAGCGACTCTAATTGACGGGCTTCCATGAGTTCGCCGCGAATCTTTTCATTCTCAGCGCGCATCTGTTCCAAAGCAGAATTTGTTTTTTCTTCCAAATCCAACTCAGGCACCGACATACTTGGACGCAATTGCTTGACCAGTTTCAGAGTTTCTTTCCGTGTGGTTGGATTGTCTGATAGGTCTTTCATCAGCATTGCGAGTTGGTCGCGCTGTTCTAGTGAAATGTCTTCTAAACTCATGGCTATCCCCTAACTTCGATTAAATAACTTTTTTGGTATCGCCAGGACGCGACATGGTCATCATGTTTTTGTATCCGGCTTTTGGTGCGGAGGTTAAGCCGCCAAATTGTGAGTAACGTGGTGTATTGATAATCTGACCATTTTTTTGGTTGTTATCAGTGGGGTTGCGTGGGCTTGATGCGCCGCGTGGTTTAAACAAATCCATGTTGATTCCTTTACATTGGGGGCGGCATACCGCCGCCTGGAGGGGGAGGAAGTCCACCGGCACCGCCTGGGGGAGGTGGAGGAGGAGGGGTAGAAGCAGGGCCGCCCACGGGTGGCAACGGTTGTGTGCCGCCAGGTGGCAATCCAGGTACTAAAGGTGCTTTGTTCATTGCTTGCATCTGCGGTGACATACCGCCAGCCTGTGGCAGGTTTTGCAAGAGTTGCAAAATTTCTGACTGTTGAAGTTCGCCAGTCTTTGCTTTGCGCGGCCCGATCACACCAGTGATAGCGCGGATAGCTGCAATGATCTTCTCGCCTTCAGGCGTTTGTGAACCAATGGCTGGCAAGGCTTGTTCAAGCATATCTTGCGCCATGCCAAGATTAATCATCGAGGCTTCACGGTTTCCCATCTTAGGTTCGGGAGTTGACATGGGTGCACCCATCGGAGGCGTTGCACCATCAGACATTCCCATTGTGTTATCAGCGGGCGGGGGCAAGCCTCCAGGTGTGGCTTTGTCTTTTTGACCTGCCATCAACTTCATTAACTGATCTGGTGGTACAGCCATAATCAATTCCTAAGTAATTTGCGACAGAATAATCTTCTGTACGCGTTTGTCAAGAGGAGGAGTTATTTTTTTTGTTCCCGACCCTCGGCAGGACTTATCGGCTACACGATAATCACAGGGTTTAACCCCTAATGATTACTTGCGTGATTTACGGCCTTTGCGAGCTTTACGCATAGTGCACTCCTTGTAGAATGACGGCCACCAAATTTAAGGGAAGGCAGCCAAACCCTATACCCTGAACAGGTATTCTATCTAGTCGCACGACCATAATTCTTTCTTCCAGAAGTACGTTCGGGTGACTTAATTGCATTTACACGATACTGCAAATTCGGTGAACTTTCACCTCTTTTTAGGGACTCAGTAGAAACCCTAGGTTGATCTGCTTTAGGTTGTACTTGATCTGCCATTACGCCGCCTTTGGAACCGCTTTAGGCTTAGGCCCACCCTCTGGTTTAGGTGCAGCCGCCTGTTTGGCTTCCATTTGTTTAAGTTGATCTTTTAACAACTGTTTCATAGGTGGTTCTGTCAGATCAATGAGCGACTCTTTGCTAATTGCCCCGACTTTGTGCAACTGGAAGGCCAATTGCTTGGTATCTTCAGTAAAGATTGGCGAATTCGAGTGTGCATCAACTTTTACTACATAATCTTTAGTAAATTGTTCTGCAATAAAAGGAACGCCTTCTGTATCTTGAAAATGCGTCGGATCATAAGCTTGTATGAGCTTGAGATACAACGTTGCAACTTTTTCAAGGCTGTCTTCAATGATAAGTGCACGTTTCTTAGCGCGGCTTGAGCCTAAACGGGCTAATTGACTTGCGTGGCCGGTAGAACGCACACCAGCCTCGCCTTTGCCGGATAAAACGTTGCTAATACCCGACACTTCGCTAAACATATCATCAATTTCGTGAATGACTTCAAACAGATTGCTTGGCATCTCAGGTGCAAGACGCTCGACCTTAGAGTTTGGCATATCGCTTGCAAGCAAACCACCGGCACGGTTAAGAGAGAAGTTCTTCTCATCCAATATGCCAGTAAAGCCTGACAATGCGGTGGGCGGGTTCACTTGTTTGGATAGCAAGTCTAAGACTTCAGCCATACGGTTATTACGCAAGGCTTGTAGCAATTGCAACTTCTGAACTTCAGACGCACCCCAAAAATAATCGTAAAGCGGGTTGGGGCAGAGTTGCGTGAATGGGCATTCGCCTTTTAAGAACAACGATGCGCCTGGGCGGTCATAGACAATGACGTCGGGACTAGCCATAGTAACAACCTGATAGTCCATTGTGTCATCGTTCCACACCCACAGCTCGTGCATCTCAACGGTATCTTCTGCAATACGCGCTTTGTAACGGTTTTGGCCGTACAAATCCATGTTGACTTGACCATACATGGTGGGATTGCTTTGAGAAAGCACAATCCGATTGACTGCATCGGGGATGTCAGACTCAGATACTTTGATGCCGGTGGTCACGCGCTTGACAATAGCTTCGCGCTTGGGATGCGAATACAGGCGTGAGTAAAGTTCAGACTTTGTAATGTAGTACCGTTGGCAAATAGCTTCTTGCCGGTTGGTATAAGGCAAGTCCTCGCGCAGCACACCCATCGCGCTTGGTTCAATCATGTACGGGTGAATCCCGTTGTTGTAAACCAGTTTGACAAAGGTGGTGTTGTAGACCAGCGCCCAAGTCAATGCTGTTGAAAATACTTGGTCAGCATTGCTGTTTAGCCATTCGTCGTTAAGTGCCAACGTAAGGCTAGGTGTCTTGCGGTGTTCTTCGTGCTTGACCGCAGCACCCAACGCGATACTAAAGCGGGTGCTTTCTGCGGAATACAAGAAGGATGTGAGTTGGTCAAGGTGCGGATTGACTTTGTTAAAGTAGGCGGGAGGCTCTTCCGGCCCCGCGCCAAACAAGTAGTATGCACGATTGATCGCATAATCACCTTTGCGCTCTTCTCTAGACACCATGCACTTCTGCATTAGGTCTAAGTAGAAATCCTCGCGTTCATTAGGTGATGATGGGATTCTCATTTTTTGATCTGCAAGTTATCAGGGTCACGCATTGTACCTTGAGGGTGGACTACAGGCCCATTATTGATCCCTGCGGCACGCGGTGTCAAGCCCACAGATTCGCCGTTTACAGATTTACCAAACTGTCCGGCAAGCACAGATTGCATATTCATCCCTTGGAACCCGCCCCCCCAGATTGCGGCATCACCAGGACGGGCTTCGCGCGGCGCGTCCGCTTGCGGTTGAGGTTGGTTTTGGGAGTCTTTGCGGGGGCGGCCGCGCTTTTTGGGCGTGGCGTACTTTTCGGCTTCGGCGTACTCTTTTTCGCTGAACTTGTTGTTACGGGTGAGGTAACCGGCTTGGTTTTCACCTGGGCGGGTGGACTTGATGTCTGACATTCCGAATTCGTTGGCGAGTTGCTTGAGTTGCTTGTCGGCGGCTTTACTTTTATCGCTTTTAAACCCAGGAGCCTGGAGAAAAACTTGGAGAACATAATCGGTACACCCCTTTGGACAAACGGCCTCATAACCTTCAAAGAAACCGTGTTCTTGACATTTGTAATCGCGTAGTATGCGTGACATATTAATCCCCTAACTGGTCTGCAAGTGTGTCTGAATAGTCTGCGCGGTTCTTGATCCCAAGTTTTAACTTGATCTCGCCCCCAACCACTTGTAGTCCATAGCCGCGCATTGCTAAAGACTTAGGGGTCTTGCGGTACTGCACAAACTTTGTATTGTCTTGGTTCTTCATAATCGCCACATGGCCACCGCGCCACTCATCCCAACCTTTGCTCACCCGTCGCTGAACGTATTCGCTTAAAGGATGGGTTTGCAAGAGAAAGACACGTTCTATGTATTTTTGATCTATACCGCAAAGTTCGGCAAACAATTTAATGCTAATGCCACGGTCTTTATCAGACAAGAATCTGTGAATTATTTTCAGTAATTCAGCTTTAGAGTGGTACGTTTTCGGAACCATAGACACCGATCTTCTTTAAATAATCGCTAACGTTACGCCCGACAGCGAGTTGTTCAGAGGTAAAGTTTTGTTCAACCTTGGATACTATGCGGCTAATCTTGCGCCCAATCAACTGAGGTTGCACCTGTTCGGCAAAAGCAGCAGCGGCCAAAGCACTCGCAATGACGCGATCATCTTTGTTGCGCCCAGAGGCTTCAATCGCCCCGCCATCACGCACCACGGTCTTCATCTCTTCAATGGTATCCATATCCAAAATATCCATCATGCTGCGCTCAAAATAATCTTTCATGTACGACAGCATCCGTTCTTTGGTAGCCGAGGTGGTCAGCCAGCCCATGCTAGAAGACATCCCGCCTAGAGAATCGTTCTTTCTCCAAATGTAGTTGGTCATCGACGCATAGACGTTCATCAAAGACGCCCCCATCGAGTTACCCATGTTGGCAGCTAGGCGCTTGAGATTACGGAGTTCGTTAATGACGGCTTGACCTGGTCCATTGACTTCAAGATTAAGCGTAGAGTTCTTGTAGGCACCGGCTAAGTGAGCAATCACCCACGCAAATTGATAGGTGTTCATTTCACTGGTGGCAAACGCCGCGACCTGCTCCAAACCGTCGGAGTAGGCTCGATAGACTTGTATGCAAAACCGATCAGCCCAATCGCTAGAACCATAGGCAGGATCAGCACCGATAACGTAGTAAGCAGTATCGAGTGGTTCCTCCCAGACCTTAAGTGAGGCAAGACGTTCGGTGGATTTGAGCACGTTGGTGTCTTGAAAGTTTGCACCAAAGGAGTAGCGGTAGTAGTCGCAGGTTGTTTTCTTGGCAATCTTAGCGGCATCTGTGCACCTTGCATTAGAAAAGTAAGACGTACCGGTCATAACAAAAGCGTAGTCTTCAGTTGGTGGAAACTCTTGGTACATTAAAGAGTCATCCTTGATACCTTCAAGGAGTTTCCAACGCCACCACGCAATCTGGCGCGAGTTGATCTCAACACCATAGAGTTTTTTAATGTCACGCACCCATTCTTTTTCTTCACCTGTCAGTCTGCCATCCCAATACACTTTGTATGTCTGACCTTCAGGGTCCAGTGAATACAGTTCATTGCGCCACCAGCCACAAAAAATGGCGCGCTGCGTGCGTGCTCTTTTACTAGTGGTATACATATCGTGGAACATATTAAATCCACGGGCAGTAGATTCAAAGATATACATCCGCATTGGGTTGGTTTCAGCCAAAGACGCCAGTAGTGAGGCAAGTCCTTCCTCGTCACCCCATGATGAAGTTTCAGTCCCATGTAGGAATGTGATTGCTTTTCCACGGCCAAGCGTCCCCTTACTTCTTGTTCCTGCCACCTGATAAAACAAACGAGAGCGGTTCTTCAGGCTCATCTGTGTGCGGTTATGTGCAATCACAGGTATCTTGTATTCTTTCGGTAAGCCTTCCATGTACATCGACAAGGTAGAACGAAACATATCCCGATTCTCTTCAGTATCGGTTGTGAGCGTCCCCTGAAGACCTGGGTTGATAAAGTGCCAGTACAGGTCAAGCGCAAGCGAGATTGTAGTAATCCCTAACTGGCGGCCTTTGAGAATCGTAAAGAAGTGAACATCCTCTTCTAGTCCTTTGGCAATCTCACTCATCACATACTTCTGGGTGCCAAGCAAGTTATCCATCTTGCGTAAGCCCTGCTCTTTGGTTTCAATCTTGAGCTGCTTACAGAAGTTGTAAAACTGTTGCAGATTAAATGCGGCCATCATTTTCCCAGTTTGCAATGTTTGCGCGTACACGATTATCTCTCGCACACGCAATCAACTCTTTGTACATATTCTCAGAGTATTTCTCTTTCCACTCGCGTGCGAGCTTAATCTTTTGCTTCTTGGTTCGGCAAGCTAAAGCACGCTGCATCTGCACCATAAGGTCTACACGGCTTTTGTACAGTTCCCTAGTGCACTGGGTTGCCATACTTCAAGATCTGCTCGTGTAGCGCCTGTATCTGCGTCTGAGCCACCAGCAATAACCGATTGCTCTCAGTGTGCACACGCATTAACTCACCAAACATCTCAGTCTTGTTCATCGACCACACACGATCAAGGTACTGTTTCCTCGCAGCCTCTTCAGCCGTCTGGATCAACTCCTCAATCACCTCTGCACCGTTCACATTAATACTCATCTAATTCACCTCCAAAGTAAACAAACAACTTCTTAGCCGCCTCATACACCTCTGCGTCTTCATCATTGTCTTCATCCTCTAATAGGTCTAATACCTTCTCCAGATGAACCAACATCAACTTATCCAACAAGTCATTCAAACGATCCTCCATACCCTCACCCCCCCGTCTTCAGTCCTGGCTACAAACTTCTTACCGTACCGCTTGGCAGCCCTCAGGTTTGAGTTACACACCTGCTGCAACGGCATATCCTCAAGAAAGAAACTATCACCAACCTCCATCGACTCATACGGATATAACGTCCGTGTTCGCCTAGTCGGCACCGGTATATCTTTATCTACTTGTATCATCACCTAACCCCATAACGCAATACACAAATAATAGCAGATGTTGCGGAAAAGGCTATTTTTCTTTGGGGGGGGAAAGGAAAGGTGCACCCTCCAGCCGCCCTCCCCGCCCATCACCGTCCACGCTGCATCGAGGTGCCTGGCTGTCGCGTCTAGAGTATGCGCGTCTAGCGAATGCGATCGAGTCCCAAGTCCAAGTAGAGTGCGGCTATGGCGTCAGGGTATTGATGTATCCGGTTATGTATATAGTAGTGGCCCATTGGCCCCTACGCGTAGAGGGTAGAGGGTTGCATACTTTCCAACTATTGCCCTTTGCTTCGCTCGGGTCGCTGGTTGATAACTATAGATAACTAGGTTACTATGTCCCTTATAATAATTAGAATAATTAATAAGTATCTATATATACAACGACACTAAGTATTACTTATTAGGGTAAGTCCCTATAAAATATATTGCACTAATACTTGTATACATCAATTAATCATGTATACTAACACTTGTAATATCTCAATCAATCAGGTAACTTATTAGGAGCTAGACCATGATTCAAAACGTACAACTCTCAGACTTTCGTACTGCCTTTGCTCAATGCCGCAGACAGTCACAGTTCAGTTATGAGGCTCTTGGCTTATTGTTTGAGTATCTAGAAGAAATTGATTCTTCATACGACTTAGATGTAATTGAGCTGTGCTGTGAGTATGCAGAGTCAACACCGGAAGAGATTGTTAATAGCTACTCAATAGACATTGAGGGCTTGCAGGACGACCAGGTTCAGCGAGCCGTACTTGATTACCTCTACAACAATACTCAGGTCGTTGGCGTCACCCATAACGACACAATCGTCTACTGCTCATCATTCTAAGGGGTCAGCTATGGTAATCATCGAACGAGCAAAGGATTTCCTATATGTCTGCGACTATAACGGTTACGCAAACGGTAAGGAATACCACATCACTAAAGTAAAAAAAGAATATGTTGCAAACCAAGCGTATGCAAAGGTTCAAGTAAGAGCACGCACACTCAAAGAATTAGCCGCCAAACTGGAAGAGGTGACAGTATGACAAACAAACAATTATTCAATGATGCTATTGCTTTGGTACTTATGGCAGTGGCTTTTATCTTGTGTCTTTTTATATAAAGTCGCTCTAGAATCGATTTAAAGGGCTATTGCAGCCCTTTTTTATCGTCTTAGTTATCCAAGTATCAATTCTGGCGTTAACGTCTTAAAACGCTTATTTCAAGGATGAATAAACATGAATATTTATGATTATATTTTTATCTTTTACGCCGTCCTGGCGGTTATTGGCTTTGGTGCGTTGTGTGTGAGGTGGTACAAGCGCACACATATAGAAGAAAAATCCCCCGCGCGCGTGTTGCAAGGTGAGGTGTATGCCGATGACTTGGGGATTGAGGCCGCCGTTGAACCTCGCCCACGGTTTGGATTGCTTGATCCAGATTGGAAGTATGTCAAAAGTGAAGCTACCGATATTCGGAAGACTTTCAGAGAACACCGCGCCCAAGTGTTAGCCCAGACCCAAAGGGGGAATCGTGAATGAGTTGGCTCTTTTCGCAGGCGCTGGTGGAGGAATACTTGGGGGACACTTGCTTGGATGGCGAACAGTCTGTGCAGTCGAGTGGGAACCCTACCCAGCAAGCGTATTGTGCGCCAGACAAAATGACAAAATTCTCCCGCCTTTCCCGATTTGGGATGATGTTCAGACCTTTGACGGAAACCCGTGGCGAGGAATTGTTGACGTTGTATCTGGCGGATTTCCATGCCAGGACATTAGCGCAGCAGGAAAAGGTGCAGGAATTACAGGCAGCCGATCCTCAATGTGGAAACACATGGCGCGCATCATTGGCGAAGTACGACCACAGTACGTCTATGTGGAAAACAGCCCAATGCTCGTTACTAGAGGACTCGATGTCGTTCTCGCTGACCTTGCCGCGCTGGGGTTTGATGCAAGATGGGGCGTTGTATCCGCAGCAGACGTTGGTGCAAACCATAAGCGTGAAAGAATTTGGATCAGAGCCAAACAACGACACTTTCTTTCATACACCATGCAGCACGGGGATGGATGGAGGCAGCAACAGTCGGAAAGCACTCAAGAAACGTCTGGAATGGGCAACTCCAAACACTTTGGAAGGATTAGCACCCAAGAAGTTAGATCGAATTATGGAGTACAACAACAAGTCTCGCCCAGGTCGCAGTTATGCGTCAATGAACCTACGGGAGCAGGTTGTGTACGGCAAGATACCGATATGGCCGACACCTCAAGCACGGGATCACAAGGGGAGCAGCGGCAGGAGCAACACGGGTCAAGAGCTGGATTTGCCAACGAAAGTCAAGTTGTGGCCTACACCTGCAACACGGGATTACAAGGGTGCAAATTCATTCAAAACGACTCAAGAGAAGCTGCTTCAAGGCAAACAAGCACATACGGGGCAATTACCCAATGCGATAATGATGGAGAAAAAAGAAGACATTGGTGGGACGTTGAACCCAACGTGGGTAGAGTGGCTAATGGGGTGGCCGCTAGGGTGGACAGACTTAAAGCCATTGGAAATGGACAAGTACCAGAAGTGGCAAGAACAGCATGGGGTTTGCTTAAATAAAAACCTATGATATAGTTGTGCTGTTGTCGTAGAAAACAACAGATCAAAGCCCGTTTCATTCAGTGTCTTGCCCCGTGAAGGGGTTTCTACCAAGATGCTGAGTAAAACGGGTTTTTTTATGTCCTCTACGTTAACCGTGCCGATTGCGTTAACAATGCACCCATCCTGGTGGCTATCGAGAAAAGGGTTACACGGTAAGCCATAGATGTCATATGAGCCGGTGCAAATCCGTAAGAATCCGTGGGGCTGGTTGAATACGCAAGCCCAGGGGTGTAGCCGATGGTTACCATGCGTATCCCGTAATGGGGGAAGAGCCGATACTCACTTATCCTGTCGTGGGGTAGGGGGGTTTTCGGGAAGAGATAGGGCAGTACATGGGTATTTAATTTTAACTAGGGGATAGATATGAACAAGATTGATTTAATTATTGATGCG